TGAGCCCGCTGTAAAAGGCGGGCTTTTCTTGAGGTGTCCATGAAAATTCGAGCGAACAAGAATTTATTACACGATGAGCTTGGTTCTATACAGAAGGGCCAGGAACTGAATGTTACCGAGAATCAATTATCTGGCATCAGGCGTTTTGTTGAGGTGCTGTACGAAAAAAAGCCCGAGGCAAAGAAGTTGTCTGTATCGCCAGCGGCCCCAGTCTCACAAAAGAAGACTGCGCGGCGGTTAAAGTCTGGCGCGACCAATCGCAAAATCGACGAGTGATCGTCACAAACACTACGCATGAGTTATGCCCCTGGGCGGATTTCCTTTTTGCGATGGACTCCGCGTGGTGGCGGCTGAACATTGCGGCGGTGCTGCTTACATTTAGAGGCGAGCGCGTGACGCGCCACAGGCGCATCGAGGACGTCAGTTATGTCGAGTTTTCCAAACCCAGGCACTCTGGGGATGGCGCTATCAGGCTCGCAGCACACTACGGGGCCACGAAAATCATATTGATAGGCTATGACTGCCAGCATACAGGCGGCAAAAAACACTGGCACGGCGATCATCCGAGAGGATTAGGCAACGCAAATACCGTGGGGAATTGGGTGCAGCACTATCAACAGCTAGCGGCAGAGATAGCTGGGGTTGAGATTATCAACGCAACACGAGAAACGGCACTACACCAGTGGCCGAAAATGGCACTTGAGGACGCATTGCAATGAGTTTTATACCGCTGTCTGAAGTTAAAGCATTTTTGAAAGTGATACACCATTTTGATGACGCTGAGATACTGGCTCTGCTTAATGGTGCCGAGGATGAGGCACTGCAGTTCATGGGGAGAGCTGCGTTTGCAGAATTCACAACGTCCAGTTTTGAGGGCATCCCGGACAGCGTTAGAACAGCAATCTATCTGCTACTGCAGGCCAGCTATCAAGCTAAACCGGAAGAGATTAGCACTTATCGTCACGCGGCAGAGGTCAAGCTAATGCCCTACCGTATAGGCATGGGGATCTAATGCTTTCGTATCGGCTGCGTCACCGCGTGCAAATACAGTCAGTGACGCGCACACAGGATGCTGTGACAGGCGAAATGGCGACTGCGTGGGCTGATCTAACGATATGCGGCAGTGATGGCGTGCCTGCGGAGGTGTTATTAGGCCCCGGAAAAGAGTTTCCAGGTTCTGGCACCACGCAGGCACAGATTGACGCCCGCATCAATATGCGCTGGTTTCCCGAACTGACGCAGGAGATGCGCATCAAGTGGGATGGCCGCACGTTCAACATTGAGAGCATGGAAACAGATCTCACAGGGCGGCAAGAGTGGCGCTTGAAGTGCAGCTCAGGGGTGAATTATGACTGACGGTATCAAGTTCACACTTGAAGGAGCGCAGGCGCTAAGTATAAAAATGAAAGGCTTATCCAATGATCTGCAATACAAGGGAGGCAGATCCGCACTGAGAAAAGCCGCAAACATCATACGCAATACAGCAATCGAAAATGCAGCGCAAATAGATGATTCCAGCACGGCTGAGGAGATAGGAAAAAACATCGTTGTTCGCTGGTCTACAAAAACATTCAAGCAAACAGGCGATCTAGCATTCCGCATTGGCGTTTTGGGCGGCGCACGACAATCGTCACAGAAATACAAAGACATTGGCGTTTTCTCGGGCAAGGGAAAAGCCAACCCCGGAGGAGACACGTTCTACTGGCGTTTTCTTGAGTTTGGGACTGAAACCGCGCCCGCAAAACCATTCATGCGCAAGGCGCTTTCGAGCAAGGTGCAGGAAGTGCAGAGAGAGTTTATACAGCAATACAGCAAGGCAATTGATCGCTATTTAGCGAAGGCAGCAAAATCAAAATGATGTACCCACCGATATTTGCTGTCTGCTCTTCTAATCCTGGCGTGCAGGCCGCGTTGGGTTCAAGCCCATGCCGTGTGTTTATGTTCGGCCATGCGCCACAGGGGACGACAAAGCCCTATGCCGTCTGGCAATTAATCGGCGGGAGTCCAGAGAACTATCTTGCAACGCGCCCGGATGCCGATAATTGGTCGCTGCAGATAGATGTCTATGCCACTACCGGAGAGCTAGCCCGCAGCGCAGCGCAATCCATACGCGATGCAATAGAGCCGGTTTCCTACGTCATCGGCTGGCGAGGAGAGAGCAGGGATACAGAGACCAAAAATTACCGCGTCTCGTTTGATGTCGACTGGATAACGAACCGCTAACAAGTTTAAACCCCACGAACCCGCCTAGTGCGGGTTTTTTTATGCCCGTAAAAAAAGGAAATCCCCATGAGCGTACTTGCGCAAGGCACACAGATTTACTTCATAGACCCGACTGGCCCGTCAGTAACAGTAATTGAGTGTGCAACCACATTCTCCCCAGGTGGATCTCCCGCTGATCAGATAGAGGACACATGCCTCGAAGATACTGCGCGATCTTATAAGCCCGGACTCAGAACCCCAGGGCAGGCATCAATGGGCATCAATGCCGACCCTGATAATGCTAGTCATTTGCGGTTACACGCGCTATCAGAAACAGATCCAAGTCCGGTTATGCAGTTCGCTGTAGGTTGGTCAGATGGAACTGCGCCACCGACTTTGGATGTTTCCGACGATATTGTGCTGCCTGCTACGCGCACATGGTTTGTGTTCACTGGTTATGTCTCTGACTTTCCTTTTGATTTTGCGCAAAATACTGTCGTAACATCAACAGTGTCAATTCAGCGTTCCGGTGGATCGAGCTGGGTGCCTAAAGCGTGAAGCTAACGCTTGAGTCGCTGAGCGAGATGGGTGCGTTTACGGGCGCTCCTGTTGAGCGTGACATCACTTGGAAGCAGGGCGATGTTGACCTTACTGCTACGGTTTATGTCAGGCGACTGTCCTACAGATCTGTGCGATCTGACATTGATGCGAGCAACTCCAAAGCGGATGTGCTGGCTGCGCGGATTGCGGCCAGTATCTGTGACGAAACCGGCGACCCCGTGTTTACCACTGAAGATATTACCGGCGATGCCGAACCTGATAGAGGGCCGCTTGACGGCAATCTGACAGTGGCACTGCTGAATGTCATCGGTGAGGTCAACGGCATGGGAAAGACAGAGAGCTAACCGATGAGGACGAGCTTTGGCATGAGCTTGTTTTGAATGGAGTGGGGGGTAATACCGTCACTGCGGCGCAGCTCTGTATGCCGTATGTTGAATTCCTTTCGTGGCTTGCCTATCGGCGCAAGCGTGGCAGCTTCAATGTTGGTATGCGTATAGAGGAGTCTTTTGGCTTTTTTTCTGCAATGTACGCCAACAGCAAGACTAAAAACGGCGGGTTTACTCGGTGGGATTTTATGGCCCACGACGAACCGCCTCCAGTTAGCTTGGATCAAGCAAAGGAAGATTGGACCTAAACATGGCAAGTAAATCGCTGGGAACATTAACGCTCGATCTTGTCGCAAAAACAGGCGGGTTCGTGGGCGGGCTTAACAAGTCCGAGCGCGAAATGGAAAAGTGGCGAAAAAATATCAGTGCCAAAGCGAGTAGAGCGGGCAAGGCTATTGGGGTTGGTTTGGCCCTCGGCGCGACCGCTGCTGTTGCTGGGTTGAGCGTGCTAGTTAGATCATCTCTGGAGTCTATCGACGCACAGGCAAAACTTGCACAGCGATTGCGAACTTCATTTGATTCACTTTCAAACCTGGCTCGGGCGGGAGATTTGGCGGGCGTTTCGATGCAGCAGATCGAGGTCGCTAGCCGGTCTCTTGAGGTCAATCTTGGCAAAGCAGCACAGGGTGCAACAGCTCAGGTTGAAGCACTTGATCGGCTAAAACTAAGCGCTGAGGCAGTATCTAAACTACCGCTTGATGAGCGCATCAAGGCGATCAATACCGCGCTTAAAGAAAACGTGTCTGTTACCGAGCGCGCAGCAGTGGCCGCTGATCTTTTTGGATCTCGCGGCGCTCTGGCCATTCAGATGCTGAACCCGGCCACGATTGAGGAGGCAGCGCGGCAGGTTGCCATTTTTGGTATCAACCTATCGGATATTGATGCGGCAAAAATCGAGCAAGCAAATGATGCAATGAGCACCTTTGGGCTGCTTTCTGAGGGCATTGGTAAGCAGCTTACTGTTGAGCTGGCACCTATCCTGAAAGCTGTTGGGGATGAATTTCTGCGATCTGCTGATGCCGCTGGCGGTCTTGGTACGGTCGTGCAGGATACAACGCGAGATGTTATTCGCTCTATAGGGTTTATCGTAAATGCCGCAGATGGTGTCGGGCGGGCTTTTGAGCTTGCAGCGGATTCCGCGATTGTTGCTATTAGTGCTCTTGCGGCAGGCGCTGCAGAGAATGTAGCAGACCTTCTATCGCTAATCAGTGTTTTGCCGGGGGTGGACTATAGCGAGGCTGAGGCCGATGTCAGGCGCTTTGCTGCTATCCAGAAGGGCGTATTTTCTGAAGCGACAAAGAACATACAGGCAACGCTATTGTCTCCGCTGGCGGGGGATGAACTGGTTGCTTTTTACGATAAAGCACAGGCAGCAGGACAGGCAGCGGCAGAGTCTGCTGTCGCAGCTCGGGCAGAGAGTGGCAAATACAACGAGGCGCTAGAAAGCACTACAAAAGAACTAGAAAAAATCAGCGTTACTGCCAAAAAAATGACGCTATCGAAGGACATACAGGAAACCATAAAGGCACAGGAAGCCTATGCCGCGCTGGTCGCGGAACTGCGCACCGATGAGGAAAAGCTGAACGACACTCTCACCGAGAGGCTGGCTATCCTGCAGGCAGTTGGGCAAGTGAACAGCGAGACAGGCGGGCGGGTTGCTGCATCAGCTTTTGCAGCGGCTCCAGAGTTTGCAGGCTTGGCCCCTGAAATCGGGGGTGCTTTTGGTGAGCTTGGCAAGATCAACGAGGCCGAAAAGGCGCTTGATGATTGGTATTCTACGCAGCTTGATATGCTCGCGGAGTATCGAGCCAGCAAGTCAGAGCTGAGTGCTCAGTGGGATGAACAAGAGGCCGCACTGAATCAGGAGCACCAGGACAGGCTGGCGCAAATAGAGGGTGCGCGTTACCAAGCATCGCTAGTCGCGGCTTCCGATCTTTTCGGTAACCTGGCGGATCTGACCGGGCAGTTTGCTGGTGAACAGTCAGATGCATATAAGATTATGTTTGCTGCGCAGAAGGCCGCAGCGATTGCACAATCAATTATCGCTATACAGGCAGGCATTGCGCAGGCTGCGGCTAATCCGTTTCCGGCCAACCTTGCAGCGATGGCATCAGTGGCCGCTGCTACCGCCTCGATTATTGGCAACATCACATCAACCAGCATTCAGGGCCAAGCGCACGATGGCATGGATTCGATA